AGGTCTATAGGTGCTCCTGCGGGAAATAAGATATGGTCAACCTGCCATGAAATTGCACACATGCTTATTGAAAAGAATATATCATATGGAAACTCAGCTCTGGAGCCAGCTAGAATATTTTCGACGGCGGATAGCGTAGAGCAACTCAAGGTTAGAATCGATGATAAGTTAAATAGGGTTAAAAATAATCAAGGTTACGCTGGAGATAATGATATAGATGACCTTATAGGGTACCTAGTATTATATAAAATAGCTAAATCTAGTTGATTTTTTAGTCGACTAAGAGTATACTCTAACATATGTCTGAAATTGAATTAGCTGATCATTTTGATCGCATGAATAAAGTAGTTGAAGAACTGCTAAAAGGTAATAACCCAACCCAAATTTCTACCCTTACAGGCTTTAAGAGGGCCGAAGTTGTTGAGTTGATAGGTGAGTGGAAGAATGTCGTACACAACGACACAGCGGCCCGTGAGAGGGCTAAAGAGGCTGTCTCTGGAGCAGATCAACACTACGCAATGTTAATTAAAGAAGCCTGGAAAACAGTAGAAGATGCTGATCAGGCTGGACAGCTTAGCGTTAAATCAGGGGCATTAAAATTAATTGCAGATATTGAAGGCAAGCGAATTGGTATGCTGCAAGAAGTTGGCCTATTAGATAATGCTGAATTAGCAAATCAAATTGCAGAAACAGAACGCAAGCAAGACATTCTTGTAAAAATATTAAAAGAGGTTACTGCTTCTTGCCCCAAGTGTAAGATGGATGTAGCAAAGAGACTTTCTCAAATTACTGGTATTGTTGAACCAGTTGTACTAAATGAAGAAGAGGCTAATGTTCTGTGAGCATGTTTACAAAGAAATGGATACTAAGCTGTGTCCAAAATGTGGCCTGCCCACACACAGCATTGATTGGAAAGAAGTAGCAAAGCTTCATAAGGAATGGATTGATAGCGGTAAATCTACACCGCAGGGTTGGTGGTCAATATAATGGATTTAGATTTTAATGATTTAATTGACATGCTGGACGGCGAAGAATTTGATGAGCGCCCAGTTGATCTTCGTACATTCGTAACAAGCCCTGATTACCTTGGGCTTCCACCTCTTTCTGAATATCAATATATATTAATTGAAAAGTCTTCTCAGGTCTATAAAGAGTCCACGCTCATTAAGTTATTTGGTGAAGAAGAAGGCAAGAGAATGTTCAAGCAAACAGCAAATGAAGTTGTTGCTCAATTAGGTAAAGGTTCTGGAAAAGACTACTGTTCTACAATATCAGTAGCCTATATAGTATATTTACTATTATGCCTTAAGGATCCAGCATCGTATTATGGAAAGCCACCTGGAGACTCTATTGACATTATCAATATTGCTATTAACGCACAGCAAGCTAATAACGTATTCTTTAAAGGATTTAGAACACGCATAGATAAGTGTCAGTGGTTTGTTGGAAAATATACAGAAAAAGCTTCTGAAATTAAATTTAACAAAAATATTACAGTTCACTCAGGACACTCAGAGCGTGAAGCTTGGGAAGGATATAACGTTATTGTTGTTATTCTAGACGAAATTTCTGGTTTTAGCGTAGAAAATACAACTGGTCATGAACAGGCAAAGACAGGAAGTCTTATCTATGAGATGTATCGTGCATCAGTTGATTCACGTTTTCCAGACTATGGCAAAGTAATTCTTCTTTCTTTCCCTAGATATAAAAATGATTATATTCAACAAAGATATGACGACGTAGTTGCAGAAAAAGAAGTTATTACTAGAACACATCACTTTAAACTAGATGATAACCTTCCAGATGGAACAGAAGGCAATGAATTTGATATTGAATGGGAAGAAGATCATATACTTTCATACAAGTATCCAAGAATGTACGCACTAAGAAGGCCTACATGGGAAATAAATCCAACAAGAAGTATAGATGATTTTAAAGTAGCATTTTATAAAAATGCTCCAGATGCTTTAGGGAGATTTGCATGTATGCCTTCTGAAGCAATTGATGCCTTTTTTAAATCAAGGGAGAAGATTGAAAAAGCTTTTAGCAACATGGCTTTAGCCGTAGATAATTTTGGAAGATTTGAAGATTGGTTTGCACCAGATCCAGATAAAGAATACTTCCTTCACGTAGACCTTGCACAAAAACATGACCATTGTGCAGTTGCTATGGCACATGTTCAAAAGTGGGTTAACGTAAAGGTAACTGATACATACTCTCAGCCAGCACCAATTGTAGAGATAGATGCGGTAAGATACTGGACGCCTACGCCAGACAAGTCTGTAGATTTTACTGAAGTTAAAGATTATATTTTGTCTCTTAGGACTAAAGGATTTAAAATAAGAGTTTGTACTTTTGATAGATGGAACTCTCATGATATGATGCAACAATTAAAACAATACGGAATTAACACAGAAACTTTATCTGTAGCCAAAAAACATTATGACGATATGGCTATGGTAGTAGCAGAAGATAGACTTAGTGGACCAGCAATTAAACTTCTGGTAGACGAACTGCTTCAATTAAAAATTATGCGAGATAGAGTTGATCACCCACGAAAAGGATCGAAGGACTTGGCGGATGCAGTTTGCGGTTCTGTTTATAATGCTATAAGCAGAAGTAGACCTCAAAATAACGAAACAATAGATATACACACTTATGATTCTTTAAAGTGGGATAGAGAAGAAGAAGATACAATATCTACAAACATGATAAGGCCTCCAAGGATGCCACAAAACTTATCAGATGTACTAGACGGAATGGAAATAGTATGAGTATATATCAAGAAAAAGCCAAAGAATGTAAATGCTGTGGAAAGCATGTCCCGCTTCCAACAACACTTAAGGAATATGGTGGCGTAATGCTATGTCCTACAAGCTTTGCAAATGTAATAGAGTATAAAAGATTATGGAAGTCTTTAGGGTCCAGGCCAGCTGGAAATATTAGAAAACATTTTTCTGAATATGTGCAGCAAATAGTGGAAACAACCATTGACAAAAATGAAGACGGCACGTTACAATAGACACTTGGCAACAGTAGCCAAGTTGGTTAAGGCCCCGAACTCATAATTCGGCTATCGTAGGTTCAAGTCCTACCTGGTGTACAAAGGAGAAAAATGAAAGAGCCAGATGAAAGCGATGAAAGGTTATCCTATTATCTAGAGATTGGTGCAGTCAGTCTTGAAGGTATGGACGAAAACGGAGAAATGATATATAGCATAACCGAGCTTGCAAAAGACATTGCTCCAGAATTATGGCAATCTCATATAGAATACGTAGATAAATCTCTTATGGAATTATATGAACAGGGTTTAGTTGAAGTAGAATATGATGAAAACTTAGAGGCTACGCTTCACCTTACTGAAGAGGGTAAGAAAATAGCAAAGCTCAGGGGCCTTGTAGAAATGGACTTTAAGGATATTCCAAACGACTAATTGCAGGGTAATTAATTTTTTGATATAATATATTTAGGTCGCCATAAGGGGCCTAAACAAATTAACTTATTCGCTTGAAGGAGGAATAAAATGGTAACACAATTCGCTATGGATCTTTTTAGGGATCCATTTTTTATTGGCTTTAATCGTGAGATTGAAAGAATGGCTAATGTGCACAATGCTGCATCACGCCAATCATATCCACCGTATGATGTATTAAAGCTAGATGATGACACATATCTCGTATCTCTTGCAGTGGCAGGATTCACAAAGGACAATATTACCGTATCCGTAGACAACGGCACCCTTGTAGTATCTGGAGAAATTGTTGAGGTTACAGACGCAGAGGTTTTGCACAAAGGAATCGCTGCTCGTAAATTTACAAGATCTTTTGCCCTTGGAGAATACATGGAAGTGTCTGGCGCATCGTTAAAGGACGGCATGCTTAATATCAACATTAGCCGATTAGTCCCAGAAGATAAAAAGCCAAAGACCATCAAAATCAAATAAATAGTATAATATAAGTCTGCACCCCGTCACTGGGGAGTCGCAGGCTATTCGGGTCGCTACCCGAAGGATGGACCTGAGTATGTCCTCAAACTGCTCTTTATAATTTAAGGAGAATGATGTTTGAATACAGAGTTAAACAAGTAACAAAAATAGTGGACGGGGATACTATTGATGTTGACATTGATCTTGGATTCAGCATTTCATATTCTCAAAGACTTAGGTTAGCAGGTATAGATACGCCAGAGTCTAGAACAACAGATAAATTTGAAAAAAGTCTTGGGTTAGAGTCAAAAGAATATCTTAAGTCTAAGTTTAAAGACGCAAAAAATATAGTTGTAAAAACAGAAAAGCCAGATAGTTCAGAAAAGTATGGGAGAATTCTTGGATGGGTCTATTTAGATGGAAACACAAAATCAGTTAATGAACAGATGATTGAAGACGGTTATGCGTGGGGATACATGGGAGAAACTAAGGTCAAAGACTTTGCAGCCTTAGCAGAAAAGAGAAAAAAGAGCGGTAAGTAATGCCTATTTACGAATATAAGTGTGAGTGTTCTCCAGACAATATAGTGTCTAAAGAAAGATCTATAACATCAGTTGAACCTAACTATCTATGTGTAAGTTGTGGTAAAAGATTACAAAGACATTTCACACCTTTTGGAATACAGTTTAAAGGTAATGGATTTTACAAAACAGATAATGTTAAGTAATTTAAATTAACATTCTGCTATAATTGCTAAGTAAGCAAAGATATTGCATTACTTAGGAGATACCTAGTTGACTAGAAAG